CATCGGTGGGAGGTCAGTAAACCGATGAACAAAACCGCACTTGCCTCTACCGGCGACCGGCGATCCGACAGGCCCGAAAGCCTGCCCACGCGCAGCCCACTGCGACGGCGGACGAGGTGTTGACCGAACTGAGTGAATGACCTGGTAAGCGGGTGCGGAGAAACACCAAGAGATTCACTGAAGCATCTGGGCGACCGGGTGCTTTGGGATCAACTGGAGGAACACGAAATGACCACGATTATCGAAGACCGCTTCGATAGCGGCGCCCAAGTGAGCATGGAAATGGACAAGGACGCGGGCGAGCTATTCGTCTTCCACTGCCCAGCCGGCCAAGGATGCATCGTCAGCAAATGGCCGCTGGACAGCTATCACTTGCCGATCGCGATGGCTCATTACGAGCAATGCATGGAACTGGAGCGCGCCGCCTTCGAGGCTGCAATCCACGCCCCGTCCGCCTGACGTTAACTGCCCGATGCCCTGCTCCCCATCGCAAGCTGCATCGGTGAGCGATCTGGTTGCGCAGACTGATGCGCAGGTTTGAAAGCAAACAGTTCCCGCGAACGATCGATACCGGCTAAGTAGTTTCATATGCCCGCGCGGTACCGGGTCGTAATAACTGGCATTGAGGTAGGCGCAAGCCGTTCACCTAGGCATGGTTCGCAGGCCGGAGATCAGTACCGGTCAGATCGCTCACCGATGCAGTTTTCATCGATTTAAAACGCATCACCGTGAGCTTTATGCAAATTAAGGCTCACCGCTGTAAGCATTAATCGACGTACACGCAGGCGAATCCGGGGCCTACCCGGCCAGACCAGATGCATGTGAGGTAGCGCTCACCGCCTGCACCCCTTCCCTTCACATACGACCGCATTGGCAGGCGCCAGGCCACCTTTCACGGTGGGTTTGGTCACCCGCGCCTGGCTCCTGGCCAATGCGGCCATGAGGACAAACCATGTACCAGCCACCAGAACCATCTGCCGTAGGCCGCTGCCTGCGCTGCGCAAGCTGCATCGAAGAATCCGAGCAGGTCGGCGGAATCTGCTACGAATGCCAGCCAGCCGAGGCCGGTGAGCAGCCAGCATTCCCTGTGCAGGCGAGCGACTACGGCGGCCACGGCACCTGCTTCGGCCTGACCATCCGCGATTACTTCGCGGCGAAGGCGTTACAGGGCATGTGCGCCGACTCCAGCACTGCCGGCACCAAGGCGAAGGATTTGTGCGAGGAGTGCTACCAGCTTGCCGACGCCATGCTCGCCGCCCGGGTGAAGCCATGAGCACCCCTATCGATGTGAAGCAGAACCCTGACGGATCGTGGACTGCCAAAGGCGGCACATCCCTCATGGTAGTCAGCGTTACCTGCATTACCGAGCACAAGGCGGTGGCCGGCCATGCGGTCGCCCTGTCCGCGATTCAGGCGCAGGGCAAAGGCTGGATCAAGTGCAGTGACAGGCTGCCAGAGATCGGAACCAGGGTTCTTGCTTGGAGCGAACTATACGGTGCTCGTGAGTCGCTTTATCGCGAGCACGGCAAAGGCTCGATTGCTCACGCCCACGGATATCCGCCGTACTTCTCGTGGGAAGAGCCACAAAGCAGTTGGGCTTCAAGCTGGAAGCCGACTCACTGGCAGCCCCTCCCTTCCCCTCCCACCGAGTAACCCACCACCTGGAGGCGACTATGGCTCGCGAGCATGAGCTCTACGCAGACAGCGCCCAGGCCCGCGAGGTCGACCGCCAGTACCGGCTCTTTGGCGACCCGTCATGGGTTGACCATATGACCTCGGAGCAGGCTCGGGCGAACAACGAGGCTTGGAACACGATGATCCGCGAGCGCGATGAACGACAGCGGGCAGAAAGCCGCAGAGTGATCGGATCGGCTCTCGACAAGATGGAAGCCATGTGCGGCTCAGGTGCCGCCCGGAGGACTGCATGAACAGAGGAACACGCGAAGAGGTTGTCGCCATCATCAACTCGCGGTTCGTGGCCATCGAAGCCTCGTTCAGCGAGGGGCTGCGCGCCGAGCTGTCGATGGCCATCGACCTTGCCGGACTGACCGGCGCGATCGATCTTCCAAAGCAGCGCGGGTACATGGAGCGCTTGAATCTGGCAATTGCCCGCAACAACGAAGCTTGGCTGGTAGCGAACGGGAGGGTGGCATGACAACGCCTATCGTGATGTCGCTCATTGACGAACAGGTCGCTGAAGCTGCACAGGCAGTGCCAGACGACCGTATCCTCATGGTCTTCAAGGGCCTGACCCTGGCAGACGCCATGAACCAGGCGCGTCTTGCTCATATCGAGAACCCAGAGGCCTGGTCCGGCCGGGCCTACCTGTGCGGAATATGCACGCTGGCCTATGAGGTGCGGGCATGAGTCGCCAGCAAGCAAGGCGCTGGGCATTTTGGCGCGGTAGCTTCATCACCCTTTCCCTTTGCACTGCCTGGATGCTTGCCAGCTCTTACGCCGGCTGTATCACCCAGTAACCACCACATCAGCGCCGGCCGCATGCATGGCGCGGGAGATTCGCATGTCCGAAATTCGCGTAGAGCTCGACCAGCAGGTCGTCGGCCTGACGCCTGCCATCCTGGCCAAGGCCTTTTGGGCCATGGAAGACACCCAGCAGGCGAAGTTCTTCGATGAACTCGCCAAGGTGATCGAGGCCGATCATGCCAAGAACCCCAGTTCCTATGGCTACGGCGAGTTGCAGTGGTGCTACCTCAAAGAGGTGCTCCGCCGTCCCGGCATGGAGCGCGCCAACAAGATGCACATGGCGCTGTCGGCGTTCGCCTTCGACTTCTGGCCCCGCAAGCCTGACGGCGCACGGGAGGATCTGTGAACACCACGCCACGCCTGGCTGCCCAGCTCGACTGGAAGACGGTCGGAGAGTTCTCGCCTGAGCGGTACCAGGGCGACGAGCGCAAAGAGTACGAAGAAGAAGCCGCTCGCATCGAGCGGCAGTGGGACAACCAACCGAACTGAGGGCATCCCAATGTTCAAGAAAGCCGAACGTAAGCAGGCAAGGCTACGGCTAGCACTTACCGGCCCATCTGGATCAGGCAAGACCTATTCCGCGCTGCAACTGGCCATCGGCCTGGGCGGGCCGATCGCGGTCATCGACACCGAGCACGAAAGCGCCTCGCTGTACGCCGACCTGACCGACTTCGACGTCATGGGGCTGAGCGCGCCTTACTCGCCGGAGCGATACATAGACGCCATCAAGGCTGCCGAAGCCGGCGGATATTCGACGCTGATCATCGACAGCTACTCGCACGAGTGGGTCGGCTCCGGCGGCTGCCTGGAGATCAACGACACGATCGCCAAGCAGCGCTACAAGGGCAACACCTGGTCGGCATGGAACGAGACAACACCGCGCCACCGCAAGCTGGTCGACACCATCCTCACCAGCCCGCTGCACATCATCTGCACGATGCGCAGCAAGACAGAGACGGTCCAAGGCGAAGGCAAGAAGATCCTCAAGCTCGGCATGAAGTCCGAGCAGCGCGACGGATCGGATTACGAATTTACAGTGGTGCTCGACCTCCTCCACGACGGCAATGTTGCCGTGGCCACCAAGGACCGTACCCGCCTCTTCGATCAGCCGGAGGTTGTCAGCCCGGATACCGGTCGGCGCCTTCTCGCCTGGCTGAACGACGGCAAATCTCAAGCAGATCTGCAAGCCGCCGCGCTCGAAGATGCCCTTTCCAAGATCCCGCTTACAGAGACGATGCAGGAGCTGCAAAGCGTGTTCTCGGCAGCCTATCGCGTACTCGAGCAGTCCCCTCACCTCCTTGCGCAGCTGAACGCCGCGAAGGACCAGCGCAAGTACGAACTCACCCCTCAGGAGCAATCGGCATGAATGCCTTCATCTTCGACAGCGAAACCACTGGTTTCAACGAGCCTCAACTGGTTGAGGCAGCCTGGCTGCAACTGGCAGCCATCCCGGGCTTGCCAGTGGCCAGCGAATTCCTGCAGCGCTACAAGCCGGGCAAGGCGATTGAACTCGGCGCGCTGGCCACCAGCCACATCCTTGACGAGGAGTTGGTGGATTGCCCAGACCACACCGAATTCGCGCTGCCGGCCGAGGTTGAGTATCTGATTGGTCACAACGTCGACTACGACTGGGGCGTCATCGGCCGGCCAGAGATCAAGCGGATCTGCACCGCAGCCCTGAGCCGCCGCCTGTGGCCTGAAGCCGACAGCCACTCGCAATCGGCGATGATCTACCTGCACTACCGCGAGCAAGCGCCAGGCCTGCTGCGCAACGCCCACGCCGCCCTGGACGACGTGAAGAACTGCCGCCTTCTGCTGATCAAGATCCTCGACGCCCTGGCTGCCGAGTTGGGCCGCCCGGTGGCCGACTGGGAAGAACTCTGGACGATCTCAGAAGACGCCAGAATCCCGACCGTAATCGGCTTCGGCAAGCACCGCGGCACCAAGTTCAGCGATCTGCCGGCAGACTATCGTCGCTGGCTGCTCAACCAACCTGACCTCGACCCGTTCGTTCGCAAAGCACTGCAGCGCTAGGAGACAACATGGCCCGCGGAGTAAACAAAGTCATCCTGGTCGGCACCTGCGGCCAGGACCCCGAGGTCCGCTACCTGCCAAATGGCAACGCGGTCACCAACCTTAGCCTGGCCACCAGCGAGGCATGGACCGATAAACAGACCGGACAGAAGGTCGAAAAGACCGAATGGCACCGCGTGGTGCTGTTCGGCAAGGTCGCTGAGATCGCCGGGGAGTACCTGCGCAAGGGCTCCCAGTGCTACATCGAGGGGAAGCTCAAGACCCGCGAATGGGAGAAGGACGGCATCAAGCGGTACAGCACCGAGGTGCATGTCGACATCAACGGCACTATGCAGCTGCTGGGCGGCCGGCCGGACAGCCAGGGCGGCGGGCAGCAGCAACAGCGCCAGCCTCAACAGCAAAGGCAGCAGCCCCGTCAGCAGCAGCGCCAGGCGCCACAGCAGAACCAGCAGGCAGCGCCGCCGGATGACTTCGATGATGACATCCCGTTCGCGCCGCTCCACCACCTCGCAGGTGCATAGTCATGCCGCTCGCAAACATCCTTGATCTGCTCCAGCGCCGAAAGGAACTGGAGCATCACCTGCAGCTACTGTTCAACCGCAGCTGCCAGTGGGGTCGTGCCGAACGTGTGCGCGGCGCCGCCACCATCGAGAACCTGACCCAGCAACTGGTCGAGGTCACCGAGCAGATCGAAACGGCGCGCGCCGCATGAGGCGGATCAACAACCTGGTCCGCCAGCGACGGCGGCAAGAACAGTTCCACCTGCCGCCCAGCGGCCTCACGGAGCACAGAAATGCAGAAAGCACCCTCTGGAGTCGTCACCCTGCCGGGCTGGCTGAAGTCGCCGGTCAAGAAGCTGTACAACACACGCAGCGGCGGCCAGTACCGGCCCGATGATGTGGCCCTGGCCTTTGCCCTGAGCCTTCGAGTGCACGACAGCGCCGATCACCTGCGCAGGCTGGCCCGGCGCCTGGTCGACAAGGTCTGCCTGGAGCACCAGCCGAACATGAAGCGCCTGGCCCGTGAGCCGGACGACGCCAAGGTGTTCGACGCAGCGCTCAAGATCATCAACCGGGTGTGCGACCTGCTGGAGTACGCACCAGGCACCCGCTTTGTGCGCAACGGAGGCGATGATGGCTCTGACGCAGCAGCAGCGTGACGAGAAACGCCGCGCCAAGGCCGAGCGCCTGCAGGAAGAAGACCTGCGCTTGAAGGTTCGACCAGGGACTAAACAGGCCCTGCTGGAACTGATGGAGTGGGCCGGGATCGAGGAACAGGGCGAGGCGATGACGCTGATGATTCATCACCTGCATGGGCTGGGCCCGGGTGGCGCGCTGCCGCTTCTGACACCTCCGCGCCACGAAATAACGGTTTCACCCGATGTGGCGCGGAAGTTGGAGCTTGCATATAGCCGTGAAGCCAGAAAGCTAGGCTATGAGGACTGTTAGAGCTGCGACTTCAGATGGTTGAGATAATCAACGGCTGCTGACTTTTGCGCCGGTCCGCCAGGCCCATTGCTACCCATCAAAGATCCATGAGCTTTGTCGAAGGCCTTGTAGGTTTCAGTCATCAGGGTGCTGGACTGCAGGACTGCCATCAGCAGGTGCTCCAGGGCATCAACTTGCGCTTGGTTGCTCATTACCTCTCCTTGACCCGGCCCCATGCCGGTCACCCGTAATACCCCATCCCAAACCAAATTGCCACCATGCCGCCACCAGCACGGAGGGCGGCGCATGCATGGAGTACCGAAATGCAAGTCGAGACCTCGACAGTCACCAAGCTGCTGATCACTGAGGTGCCGAACCTTGACCGGATCAGCGTGTACCTCGAAGACCTGGCGCCCTGCAAAGGCAAGATCACCGTGAGCTGCTACGACAAGACCTGGCACGCATACTGGGGCGGCATGTGGGATGGCCTGAATGTGGCCCAGTTCTTCTGCAAGCTGCACGACGCCTACATCATCGGCTACTTCGACCGGCAGCTGAGTTCTCGCCGTTTCAGCGGTGAGGCCCTGGCCGACAAGGCGCGGAAGGTGATCGTGCAAATGCGGCGTGACCGGGACCTGGACACAGAAGACGCCCGGAGCCTGCTCGACGAGGCCGAGGATGTTCGCCACACCAGCTCGCTCGATGAGTGCGGCGGCGCCCACCGCGAGTTCATGCATCGCGTGTTCGGTGACGACTGGTGGAACCTGCCGGCCGATGCCATGGAGAGAAACCCTGACTGGGACTACCTCTGCCGAATCATCGCGGCAGTTCAGCAGGCCTTGGTGAAACAGTACCCCGTCGCCGCATGATACCGCGCTGCCCGCCAGCGCCTTCCCCTATTCAACGATAACGCCGCAGGATCAAGGCGTGTCGATGTCTAGAATCAGCAGCAGTCGCAAGGCGTCATCAAGCGAAGTGATCTTGATCGACCAATGATCGGCCTGCGCGGTATCGGTGAAACTGTCCGGGAATTGAGATCGCAGATGAGCCGACCGGTACCGGTTTCTCCGGGTCACCGGCGGTCGCCATTGGAATGTCAGCCATTTCCTGGCAACCATGAGCGCGAACCAGCACTCACCGTCGACCTCGATACCTACGGACCTGACTTCACCTTGATCCCTCCGGGCACAGGTGACGCCCTCGGCACAGGCCAGGCTCCCCACCAGCAGAGCAAAAGCCTCCCTTACCTCACCATCGGTGATGTATCGGTAGAAGTCGCACGTCCATTCCGTGCTCGCTCCAGCTTTCAGCATGTGAAGCCCTCCGCAAGAACCTCAACTCTAGACCAAAACCAATCACGCCTCCCCGGCGAGAACGGCGCCTGCACGCAAGGACCACAACATGACCTGTATGACCTCCCTCGCCCTGCCCTTCGAAAAGGAGTTGGTCGTCGATCTCTTCGCTGGCGGTGGCGGCGCCAGCAGCGGCATCGCCGAGGCGTACCGCGAACCGGATGTGGCGGTAAACCACAACCCAATCGCCCTGGCTGTGCACCGCGCTAACCACCCGCAGACCGAGCACTACGTTGCGGACGTGTTCGAGGTCGACCCGATCTTGGCCACCAAAGGGCAGCCGGTCGGCATCCTGTGGGCATCGCCCGATTGCCGCCACCACAGCAAGGCCAAGGGCGGAAAGCCGCGCAACCGCAAGATTCGAGGCCTGGCCTGGGTGATCATCCGCTGGGCATACCAGACCAGCCCGCGGCTGATCTTCCTTGAAAACGTCGAAGAGTTCGCCGACTGGGGGCCGCTCGATGATGAAGGCAAGCCGATCAAGGCCGAGAAGGGGCGGACCTTCAAGGCTTTCGTTGCCGTTCTGGGTAACGGCATCCCGGAGGATCATCCAGACCTGCCAGAGATACTGGCCGAGATCGGCGAGCACGTACCGAAAGAGGCCCTGATCCGGGGCCTGCGCTACAACTTCGATCACCAGGTGCGGGTCGCTGCGGACCAAGGCGCACCTACCATCCGCAAGCGTCTGTACGGCATCGCACGACGCGATGGCAAGCCGATCGTCTGGCCGGCGGCGCAGTACCACAAGAATCCAACCAAGGGCCAGAAGGCCTGGCGCTCTGCCGCCGAATGCATCGACTGGGAACTGGAGGGCCGCACGATCTTCCGCGAAGACGCCCTGGTGGAGAACACCATGAACCGAATCGCGAAAGGCCTGTGGCGACACACCCTGGCTTGCAACGACCCGTTCATTGTCCCGCTGCGCGGCACCTCGAAGTCGCACACCAGCACGCACAGCGTTGATGATCCGGTTTCCACCATTAGCGGCGGCGGCACCCACCACGCACTGGTGCAACCCACAATGGCCGTGGCGGGCTGCCTCACTGAACACGCCAACGGCTCAACACAGCGAACCTTCGACGCCGAGGAGCCGCTGCGGACACAAGTCGCCCAGGTCAAGGGCGGACACTTCGCGCTGATCTCTGCCAACCTGGTCACGCTGCGCAACGGTTGCGTCGGGTCACCGGCAACCGGCCCTGTCGGCTGCATCACTCGCAGCGGCGGGCACCACGCCATTGCTTCGGCCCACCTTGAGCAAGCGAACGGCGGGTTCTACAAGGGCGATGGTCGCAGTGCAGAAGATCCGTTCTCGACGATCCTGGGCAAGGGCTCCAATCAGCGCCTGGTCACGGCCTACATGGTGAAGTACTACGGCGCGGAGAAGGACGGCATCTCAATGCGGGAGCCGGTGCACACCATCCCGTCAAAGGATCGGATGGCAGTCGTGCAGGTCGTCCAGCTGCACAGCCACACGCTGACCGACGAGCAACTGGCCGGCGCCCGCAAGTGCGCAGCCTTTATGCGCAAGTACCTGCCCCAGCACTTCACTGAGCACGCCGACGTTGTGATGGTCGGCGATTACGTGATGGTCGACATCACCCTGCGCATGCTCAAGCCGCACGAATTGAAGCGCGCTCAAGGGTTCCGGGCCGACTACATCATCGACCGCGGGCTGTTCCTCGATGAGGAAACTGGCCGGCTGTACTGGAAGGCAATCTCTGGCGCCGACCAGGTGAAGCTGCTGGGCAACAGCGTCTGCAAAGACGAAGCCCGGGCGCTGGTCGCCGCGAACGCCTCCGACCTCATCGAACTCTATCAGCGCCTGGCGGCCTGACGCCGCCGGCAGGAGATCCCCATGCCCACAGAAAACCGATCCAGCAACACCGACCCACGCGATGTGTTCATCAGGCTCAACCCGCTCGGCCTGGGCGAGGCGGAGCTGCGCAAGGACAGCACCGGATTCGAAGACCAGCGCACCCACAGCGACTACCTGCTGTTCCTGGCCGGCTACCGCGAAACGCATGCAGAGCCGCAGCCCCACCCCGAGCCTATAGCCTGGATGGTTGGTACTGCCTTCTGGTGGACCAAAGAACAGGCAGAGCGGGATGCGGCGGAGACTGGACTGCCTATTGTCCCCATTGGGCCGTTGGTATCCATCCCCGACGAGTACTGCCTGATGCCCAAGCGGCTCACGGCGGAGAACGGCGCCAAGGCACTGCTGCTCGGTGAGTTCAAGCTGGAGGTCACCCAGGAATGCCCGGAATGCCGCGAACTGGATGAGCCGGTAGAAGGCTGCGAGATATGCGATGGCGAGGGTGAGTACGGCCAGCGCCACATCATCCCCTGGGACAAGATCAAGTACATCTACAGCGAGGCCGTGAAGGGGCTCGCTCTCCAGTCGAACGCCACCCACAAGCCATCCTGACCATAGGAGTACAAAAGTACTCCTCCCCGCTGCAACCCCTCTCCCCTCTATTCACTGCCGCGATATCGCGGCGAGGAGAATTGTCGATAGCCATCGGCCAGTCAGTCGTCGTTATGGCTTTCTGAAGCTGAATCTTTTCCTTCAGCGGCCCGTATATCGGCGAATTTGATCCACTCATCGAAGGCGATTCGGTGGGCTTTGCAGGTCTTTTCCCATTCGATCCCATTCATTCGCCCATAGGCGATCTGGTTCATCGTGGCAGCAATTTGAGCATCGAGCTCTCTGAGAAGCAGATAAGCCTGGTAATGGCTTTCCTTTGCGTTGGGCATATAGCTCACCTCACGGATGGATGACAGAGCTATCAGCTTCAACGGCTCATACGGTGGACTGCCGGTTCCCCAGTTAAATCCCATCACTTTCAAATAATGCCGATAAATCGGCAGGAGTATGTCATGCCTGAAGAAAAGCAACTGATCCAGCCGCTACAGGTGGAGCGCGATGAATACGGCTTCTGGACCCACCCGGCTTGGCCAGATGACGGCGACGAATGCGCGCTGCCGCTCAGCTGGTTCGGTGATCAAGGCCTGGAGTACTGCGTGATCGAGATGGAAAACGACGGCCCGGAAGAACTGAATGCAGAATGGCTCGACGCCGGCGGCGACTATGACTGCACGCCCTGGCAGCCAAGCAAGCCGGTCGGTGATGGCTGGTTCACCTTCTCGATCCACGACACCGAAGACGGCCCTGTTTGCGTGTGGATCCGCCACAAGGTGGCGGCATGACCCGCCTCGCCCTCTGCCTCCTGCTGCTGGCCACCGGCGCCAGCGCAGCACCACAGCCCCAAGAGAAC